AACTAAAAAAGCAAAATCTAAAAAGAGCAAAAATTACTAATGCCAAAACACACACATAAAACTAAAGATGGCAGAACGGCACGTAAAGGATTGTATTACTATGCAAACAAAAGACGTAAGGCTGGTAAGAAACCAATAGCAAAAGGCAAAAAAGGTTTCGTCACACGAGCAGCAATTATAAGAAGTGCAAAAACTGCTAAAAGATAATGGCAACCTACAATGGCAGAAAAGTTAAATTAAACAAACCATTTAGAACACCCAACGAAAGTAAAAAGTCTGCGGTGTATGTTAAAAATCCAAAAACTGGTAATGTTATCAAAGTTAGATTTGGTGACAAAAAAATGAGCATCAAAAAAAATCAACCAGCACGTAAAAAAAGTTTTTTAGCAAGACACAAATGTTCAACCGCAAAAAATAGAACGACAGCTAGGTATTGGAGCTGTCGGGCATGGAAGTAAAATATGAATAAGAAAATAAAAGCACCAAAAGGATTTCATTTTATGGGCAAAGGCAAAAACTTGCGATTAATGAAACACACTGGCAGATTCAAAAAGCATGCTGGTGCTTCTTTGACAACATCTGTAAAGGTAATTAAAAAACACAAAAGTTGATGGATAAAGATGAAAGACTTTTTCCACAATCTGTAGCAGATGTAAAAGAGTTAGAAAAATATTACAAAAAAGATATTACTCAATTAATTGATGATTTAGGCAAGTGGACAACTATGAAACAATTCACACATAGCACTTGTTGGATTGTTGGTAATGGCACAAGTAGGAAAAATTTAAATTTAGAAAAAATTACTAGATATTACAAAAGCAATCCTAACCAGAAAACCAAAAGTTTTGTAATTGGATGCAACTATATCTACAAAGAGTTTCAGCCAGATTTGATACTAGCACAAGACACAAAAGTTTTATTAAAGATGATTGAAGATGATGTTGATATTCCAGTTGTTGCACCATTGTTGAAATACAATTGGGCACGTAACAGTGGTGGTAGAAACTTACGTAAATTTTTCTGTTTACGTTTTCCAACATATTCAATGACAAGATGGAACAGTGGTGATTTAGCAATCTATATGGGAGCAATTTTAGGTTTCAAAAGTCTTATGCTTGTTGGCTTTGATGGTGGAGCTAGCAGTATGTACAGACAAGATGATGGTGTAAGTTTTGTGAAACAAGTTGAAACAAATAGAAGAATAAATTTAATCAAAAATAGTTTTGATAACCTTTCAATAAATAGATACGAAGACAACTTGAAAAAGCCTTCTGCTTAACAAACAAGTTTGTTCGTGTGGTACACGTTAAAAACAAGTTCGAACGTTTTTTGTTTTTAGATAACTTTACTGCCTAAAAACCTCAAACATAATTCAGCATTTTTTACATAAACTAATAACAAAGGAGAAAAGCAATGGCTTTATCTAATGCGGGTTCAACTGTATCAAATGCATTTGTAACCCAGTTTGCGGATGACGTAATCCACGCCGCACAGCAAAAAACTTCAAAACTTGCTGGTAGTGTAAGAACTGTAAGAAACGTAATTGGTTCAACTTACAAATTCAACACATTATCAAAAGGTGGATACATAAAAAACAAAAGTAGATTTGAAGATGTAACAGTAATGTCTGATTCTTCTAAATCATTAGGCGGCTCTGCAACATACACTGGCGGAGTGGCTAGCCACGCACAAGTTACAGCAACTCTTAATAACTATGTTGCTGCTGAATACGTTGATGACTTTGATCAATTAAAAACAAATTTTGATTTTAGACAAACGTATGCAGAGTCAATTGGTGCGGCACTAGCTAGAGCATATGATTCAGAAATCATAACAGTACTAGATGCATCATCACCATCAACAACAGTTACAGCTGGTTCTGGTTTAACTAAAGCAAAATTTTTAGAAGTTGCTGAAGGTTTAAACAATAACAGTGTAGACACTGCTGAAAGATATATGGTTATGTCACCAGCAGCACTTACTGACTTATTAGCAGACAGTGGTGTAACTACTGCGGCAGATGGTGTTATTTCAAACACTGCACTTACAACTGGTTTCATTCCAAACTTTTTAGGATTCAACATAATTCTATCAAACTTATTGAATGAAGCATCTACTGGTGTAAGAAAATGTTATGCCTTCCAAAAAAATAGTGTTGGTTTAGCAATTGGAAAAGATGTAACTGCAATGATTAACTATGTTCCACAAAAAGTATCACACTTAGTTGCTGGCGAATTCTCAGCTGGTGCGGCAGTGATCGATGCTACTGGTGTTGCATTAATCAACGTTACTGAATAAGGAGTAATCCTCACTCAATTTGAAAGTCGTCGTCTTTTGATGACGGCTTTCTTTTTTTTGCATCAATAAATATTAAAAAAAGGATTTTACCAATGGCAACAACTAAATTTGACATTTGCTCGCAAGCACTTATCAAGTGTGGAGCAGACACAATTACTTCATTTACAGATGGTACACACGAAAGCAACGTTTGTTCAGTGATGTATGAAAACATCAAAAAATCACTGCTCTATTACACGTTTTGGAACTTTGCTATCAAAAAAGTACAATTAAACAGATTAACAGAAACACCAACAGATAAAAAATTTTTATTTGTTTTTAGTCTACCAGCAGACATCATTAGAATAAGAAGTACTTTTGATGCTAACGGACAAGCAGATTTTACATACAAAAAAGAAGGACAAAAGATTTTTACTAATAACAAAACTTTATTTTTAGAATACGTACAAGACGTAAATGAAACTAATATGCCATCGTTTTTTGTTGAGGCACTAGTTTCAAAAGTAGCTGTCGAAATCAATGAAGCAATAACAGCTAGTGGCTCATTGCAACAAAGATTAGCACAAGACTTTCAACAAAAGTTGCGTGCATCACGTATAGCTGATGGACAAGAAAATCCGCCTACTGGCATTATGCCAGCTGGCAGATTGATTGAAGCACATATTTTAGGAAGTAGCTCAGATAGATTTAGGCACGAACAGAACTAATGAGTATAAGAAGATATACACAAACTACCTTCACACAAGGTGAAGTTGGAGACTTTATAAAAGGTAGAGCTGAACTAGGTATCTATCGTGCTGGTTTGGAACAGTGTGAAAATTTTTTAATACTTCCACAAGGTGGAATAGATAGACGCAGAGGCTTTCAATTTATAAGTTCTAACTTAGACAGTTCAACACTTGCTGATGGTAGTACAAATGTTGTTACTGCTTCATTTCATTCTAAAAGTAGATTGATACCATTTAAATTTGGTGAAGGACAAGAATACGTTTTAGTTGTTGAACCAGCAGACACAACTGTTTCATCATTAGCTAAAATACACGTCTATTACAGAGACGTACGTGTTGCAGTTTTAACTAATGGTGTTGGTGGAAATAATTTTAATATAACAACAACAAACATTGATGACATAAGATTTGCACAAACATTTGATGTAATGCTTATGGTTGAAGCTAATATGCCTCCCTTACAACTTGTTAGAGGTACAGCACATGATGATTGGGCGATTGGCGATTTGACTTTTGACTTTTATCCATTGGTAAATTTTAGTTTCGCAACCACACTTACACCAAGTGCAAAAACTGGTACTGGCATAAACTTAACTTTGAGCAGTGGAAATTATGAATGGGTAAATGCAAGTTTTCCAAATGGGCACGTTGGAATGCACGTAAAACTAAATGCTGGTTTATGTAAAATTACAAGTGTCACAAATTCTACTGTTGCTGTTGCTGACGTTATTGAAGATATGGCAGACACACAAGCATCTACTGGCAATGAGTGGGAAGTGACTGCTTTTTCAAATTTAGATAGTACAAAAGGCGGCGGCTATCCTCGTTCAATATCATTTCATCAAAACAGATTGATTTTTGGTGGAAGCAGAGATAAGCCTCAAACTATTTTTGCATCACAGTCTGGTGACTTTTTTAATTTTAAATCAACAACAAGAGTGGTAACAGAAAGTGGCGGCACCACTACAACCACTGGCGAAGTAACAGATGATGCTGGTTTTACATTTACGATTGCCAGTGATGAACTGAACATCATCAAACATATCGTTTCTCAACAAGCACTATTCATATTCACTACTGATGGTGAATTTGATATGTCTGGTGAACCAGTAACTCCATCAAACGTTTTGATAAGACAACAAACAAGATATGGCATACAGACTGGCAGTGCTACTCCAAAAGTTGTTGACAATGAAACTATGTTTATAGATAGAAGTGCGAAACAGTTGAGGGCTTTTGTTTATAATTTTAACACTGATGCATTTTCAGCTAAAAATTATTCACTTGTTCATCACACTATGTTGAGCAATGCAACTGATATTGAATATTTAAAAAATTACAAAGATACAAACACAAACTATGTTTTTGTTGTTAATAATGGCGAACTTTGTGTTATGGGTATAAATGTTGAAAGAGACGTTATCGGTTGGAGCAGATGGACAACAACTGGCACAATTAAAAGAATAGTTGAAGTTGATGATAGTTTGTATTGTTTGATTGATAGAGCAAATGGTTACTTTTTAGAAAAACTTACAGAAGAAGACATCTATTTAGATTGTCATTTTTCAACATCAAGTACTGGCAGTGCTTATGCTGGTGCAAATGGTTTACAGTCACAAACAGTGAAAGTAATTGCAAATGGTGTAACACATAATGATGTAACTGTGACTGCGGCTGGCAACTTTTCATTAAACGTTGTTTCATCATCAACACAAATTGGTTATGGATACACAAGCACAGCCAAAACATTGCCAATAACATTTAATATTGGAAACAGTTTAATTAGTGGTGAAAGAATTAGAAAACTATTTGCTGAACTACAACTACATAAATCTAAAAGTGCAAAAGTAGATGGTAAAATAGTTTCATTTAGGAATTTAGGAAGTAACTTATTAAATGCTGGTATAACAGAATTTACTGGAATTAAGAGAGTAAGAATAAATGGAATAGGAGCACAGCCTCAACTTATTATTACAGTAGATGAAGCATTACCAATGACACTACTTTCATTAACAACAGAATGTGGATTTTCGACGGGCAAATTTCAACAAGCATAAAGCCTACAAGACACAAACTTAATTTTAAACATTTTAAGTATGTCATTGAAAATTGTAGAAAAGCTGATGATGTTGAAATACAGTTAACTGGTTTCAGCAAACAAAGTTTGATCAACATATATGATGAACTTGAAGATGGATTGACTGGCACAGAAGAAAACAATATTCCTTTTTTGGTAGCTGGTACACAAGTAAACAAAAATGAAGTTTGGTATTGGTTTTTAGCAACACCATTAGTCAATCATTATTGGCTACGTGTAACTAGAGAAGCAAAAAAATTAATTCAAAAAAAGAAAAAACAACACAAAGATAAAAGACATTTGGTGCAAGTTTGGAGTGGACACAAAGCAAGCATCAGTTGGCTAAATATTTTAAAATTTAAAGAAATCAGTCACTACTACGTCGGAAAAGAAAAGATTTTAATTGTGGAGAATAGAACTTAATGTGTGCACCTCGTAAATTACTTCCAGTCTTAGCAATAGGAGCATTAGCAGTAGCAACTGGTGGTTTATCAGTTGGCGCAACAACTGCGGCGGCAACAACAACTTCAACAGTTGCTCCGTTTGCGGCTGGACAAGCTGGTGCACTTGCGGCACAAGGTAGTACACTTTCATCATTGTCATCAGCTTTAAAAGTTGGATTGAAATATGCTAACAAAGCTGCACCACTTATTGGTGCTGGTGGTTCAGTCTACAGTGGACAACTACAAAAAAGTATTTTGGAACAACAAGCACAAGCATTTAAATTTCAAGCCGCACAAGAAGAAGAAACTTATAAACTTAGACGAAGCAAAAGAAAAAGAGCATTAGCATTAGCACTAGGTAGACAAAGAGCACTTTATGGTATCAGTGGAGTTAGTTTAGAAAACACGCCAGTTGACGTTCTCGCAAGCACAGCAAGTGCGTTTGCAGAAGATGATTTTTACGACAGATATGAAACAGCAACTAGAATGGCAAGTGCTGGTATAAGTGCAAACAATTTACGACTAAGTGGACAACAAGCTGAATTTGGCGGATTGTTGAATGCTCAACTAACACTAGCTAGACGAGGAATAACATAATGGTTAAAATTCCAACTTATCAATCAAAATTTACACCACAGCCAAGTTTTACAAAACCAGTGCCAGTGAAAGGTGTTGCAGAAAATATTCAAAAAGTTGCAAATTATGCAAACAGTATTGCTGACGCACAAGCTGAGATAAAAGCATACGAAAAAGGATACAAACAACAACAACTAAATGTAAACAATTTTGTTGCCAGTGATGCATCGTTAACACTAACTGGCGAAGCATACAGAAAAGGTGCACAAGCAGCTTTTGTTTCAAATTTTAAAACAACAGCTGAAAATCAATTGAATGACTTTTCTGTTCAGCATCAATATGAGCCAGAAAAATACAAACAAAAATTTGATGCATACAAAACAAAAGCATTAAATGATGTGCCTTCTACCCTACTGCCTGATTTGACAAATTGGTTAGACGGCATTGGCAACAGAGTAAACAGAAGTATTCAAAACAATAAATTAGGTTTTGAATTAAGCAAACAAATTGCAGATATTGAAGAAAGATATGACAACATATTGCCTCAACTCACAACGTCTATTAAAAATGAAGGCTATGACACAAATACAAGTATAAATTTTTATGCTGATATTATAAGCAACATCAAAGCACTAGAAGAACAAAATGCAAAACCATCAACTATTTTAAAATTAAAAAAAAATTTAAGAAATGAAATCGTATCAAGTTCGTTGATAAATGAATTTAATAAAACAGATGACAAACAGCAATTTATAAAAAATGTAAGAGATGGAAAAATTTCAACTGTTTTAGCTGATATAAATGACACTTTTAAAGTAGAAGGTTTTGAAACTGGAATGCAATTGACAAATGCTGAAAGTGTAAAATATGCAAGTCAACTCAATACACTGTTAAAATATGACATTGCATCTAACAATGTTGCAAGACAGACTTTTGCTGACACATTTGATGTTTGGTATGACACAAGTTTACAAGGCTTAGATGCTGGCGACACGCCAAGTATTACAGATGCACAAGCATTGTTTTTTAGAGATGAAAAAATTGAAGATTTTCAAAACAAAATAAATCTAATTGAAACAATAACACCAGACATAAACAGAAGTAGATTTGGCACTTTAAGTGAAAGTCAAAATATTCTTAAAGAAGCACAATCACAATATGCGTCTATTTTACAACAAAAACCAAGTACACAAAGAAATAAAGATTTAATTGTTGCACAAGCAAAAATACAAGGAATTTCTAAAAATGTAGATTTCAAACAGAAAGCAATAAATGAAGGCAACCCATTTAAAATTTTATCATTACAAGGAATTGAATATAGTTTTGATGATGAAACTGAAATAACAAAAACACACAATCTTGTTAAAACAAATGTTGGTATAAGTGCAGACAGAATGTTGCTTATGCCACAAGCAAATTTAGAAGCACTCAAATCCGAATTTGAAGACGCAGACAATCAATCTAATGCATTAAGTGTGGCGGCAAAACACAAAGCACAATTTGGCAAATACACAAATCACTTTTTAAAAGACAGTGAAATGACAAAAGGTTTTCGTGTTGTTTACGATATGATTGAACAACGTCCAAGTGATGCTGGCACTATTTGGCAAAGTTTGACGGACTTAAAACAAAATGAAGATGCACTAAAAAACAGCAGAGAAGATTTTGCATCTGAAAAAGAACAATTTGCTAATTCATTTAAAGAAAATTTTGGAGATGCATTTAGAGGTAATGAAGATTTATTCAATGACATATATGCTGGTGCTTATGCCTACTACACAAAAACGTTGGCAACTGTAGGTGCCAATGAAAAAGCAATTGATAACACAATTAAACTTTTCAGCAACACTGGTGGTGTTTATCAATTTGTTGAAATAAATGATCAAACAGTTTTTATACCAAATGGTTTTAACGGAGCTGAAATTGCAAAAAATGTAAATGATATGTTTGAAAATCCACATCGTTATAACATCACAAGTTCAGCAAATTTTACATTACAAGACATTGTTGAAAACAAAGATGAGTACACTGTAGTTGCAGAAGGTGGTACAGTTAAACTAGTTCAAAATTCAAATATATTATTTGCTGGCGAAATTTTTCAAAAACTTCCAAGTGGAAGTAAAAGTTTTGTTTATTCAT